TGCGCTTTCCTTTTGACCAAAAATAATCAACAGTGCAAAACAAATCTGCTATTACGTCATAATGCGTTGCGCCTTCCGGTGCTTCTGTCCAATCTGGCTTGCTCATATCAAAGACTCCTGCGAATTTTTATTTTGTTTGTTTTCATTAAATTAATCACAAACTGCTCTTTGCGAAAATGCTCAGGCATAAGGTTAACGCCTTGCTGAATAATCCATACCGCGATTCTAATTCTAATGCTATTCATATCGTAGTCTCCTGAATCCTTGTAGCGGGCTTTTACTTTTAGTTGGTAGGGTAGCCTAGACTACCCGGTGATCGTTGCGTGTGCGCTTTTCTAGGCACTTATAGCCTAATTAAAAATTATATCTTTGCTTTTCATTTTGGATATTCTTCCTGATTATATTTTATGGCTTTCTTGGCGTGTTTTTTGTGTTTGCTGACTTGATATTTATATAAAGGTGATCTATCGGAGGCGGGTAGTCTTTCCAGCTTATGCTGGGCCATCCGCACTTTTTTATAAGACTTTTCTTTTCTGATTTGCTTCCGGTTGCCGTCCAATATTTTATTTTAGGCTTTCTTTTAATCCTTTCAGAGTTTACTCCGTCGCCGTTTCTAAACGCGTTTCTGCTGTGCATTCCGTTTTTGCAGGCGTAATCAAATCTAGGCGTTTTTCTGTCCATATCTGTCCATCCAGCATAGAAAAAATTGGACGCCTGATATACTCCGCCAACATGACCTTGAGACGTATCGGCATAGCTAACAACAATTTTAGAAGGCAAAAGCTTAAAAGATTTTGATATTAAAAAAGACGCCTCATTCTTTCGATTGTATTTTAGGCATAGCCTGTTTAATTCAATAACATCCTGCGGGTCGGTGGGGCAGGCACTTTTCTGTAAATGCCTTGAGGCGGGTGTGCCGTATGTAACCACGCCAATCAGCTCGGCATTCTCAAAAAGCCCAAACGCATAGCTGATTGAAGGCCAGCGCTTAGCGTAATGAATCCCGAGGATAAACGGGGTGCAGTCATTTCTGGTTATCTTTTCAACGCGCATTTTTTCTCCTTTTGTAATTATCCCTCCTAGCCTACTTAAAACTAAACGGCGCATCCCCCTTAATCCGCTTCTCTGGCCTGTGCCATGTCTCCGTAGTCATCGGCTCCAAGCTTAACGCTGGCTGTGTGCATGAGATCATCTCAACTTCGCCGCAGTGAATCCCGGCGTGGATTGGCATTTTNCGTTTGCAGCCTTGGCAGGTCATGGTTAATTCCTTGTAGTTGTTTTCTTCGATGAGTTAACAGTAACACACTTTCAGGCAGGTGCAAGCGGTTTTATGCAATTATTCTATTGCATAGCGTTTGATAGCAAATGAGAAACTTTCTTATATTATCTGTAACTCTTTGTTTTTATTATTATATATATATTATATAGTTAGATAGTTAGATAGTAGTAAGACACCCACAAAAAAAGACACCATTTGGTGTCCTTAGGGGATTTCGCTTTCTAACTATTTGATCGGTAAGTTTCTGATTCTTTTAATCTTATTGGATAGTAGGTGCAAACTATGCAACGCTAAATGATACTATCCAATTCACATAAGCTGCTGATCTGCTTAGTGTTTCTATGTTATACGCCATTAATCTTTGCTCGTCAACATCATGTCTGATATAGTCTGTTATCACATTTTAACGACAAATCAGGAGAGTATAATAATGATGACGCTTGATAAAATCCGCACACAGCTTCAAGACCTGCGACCGGCAAGGGTTGCAGAGGCAACTGGCCTGCACTTCAACACCATAAGAGAGATTAGAGACAACCCGGAAGCAAACCCAACCCACCGCGCAATGAAGGCGCTTTCTGACTACTTGGAGGCCCGCCAGTGATCTACAGGGATTTTTTAGACGCCAACATTCCTGTTTTTGCCCTTTGGCCAATAGTGGGCGGAAAATGCGGGTGCGGAGACCCTGAATGCAGCGTTCCAGGTAAACACCCGCTTGCTTCAAACTGGCAGTTTTCCCCAGTGTGGTCAGATGAGCAGCTAGAGACCATGGAAGAGATGGATCAATTCTCCACAGGGTACGGGGTTTTAACCGATGGTTTGCTGGTGGTTGACGTTGATGAAAGAAACGGGGGGGCTGAATCATACGCTCGCTTACTGGAAGTCGTGCCAAGTATTGCAGGTGCCGGTCTTATCGTAAAAACAGGCAGCGGCGGCGAGTCAAAGCACCTTTATTTTTCAGTAGAAGATCCTACGGCAATGGTTCAAAGCCTTGCAGGCTACAAAGGCATAGACTTTAAATCCACGGGCTACGTGGTTGGCCCTGGTTCTCTACACGCATCTGGAGGCCGGTATATAACGCTAGAAGGCACACCGTTCGATATTGAGCCGGCCCCGGCTGCCTTAATGGATCTTCTTAAAAAACCAGAACGTCACCGTGCATCCATGAATGGCGTAAGCGTTGACGTTTCTGATGAAGACCTAAAGAGCATGCTGGAGGCAATTCCAAACGATGAGGGTACAGACTACGAAAAGTACATCCGCGTTGGCATGGGCACGCACATAGTTACAGGAGGGGAAGGGTACGCGCTATGGGTAGATTGGGCAGCAAAAGGGCCAAAGTATGACCCTAAAGACATGGGCAAAAAATGGCACAGCTTCGGAAAGTCTGCCAACCCCGTCACCTTTGGCACCCTGGCACACTACGCAGAAGAGGCTGGATGGGTTGCGCCGGTAGACTTTAGCAGCGATCTACACTTTGATGCGCCAAAAATATGCGGCATTGAAACGAAAGGCATTGATCTTTTAAGACCGCCGGGTTTTGTGGGCAAGTTAACAAAGTGGATAAACGACCGTAACCGGCACCCAAGAGAACATCTGGCAGTAGCTGCGGCGCTTGCTTCCATCTCGTCTGTAGCCGGCATGCGCTACGTTGACCCGCTCGATGGCATCACTCCTAACCTGTTTTTGTTTGGCGTGTCTGGATCTGCAACCGGCAAAGAGTCTGTTCTTAAAAGCTACCAAGAAATACTCAAGGCTGCCGGTGTGGTTGCCGCTGCCCACGGTGCGTTCAAGTCTGAGCAGGAAATATACCGCAACCTAACAAGACACCAAGCCGCACTCTACACGATTGACGAACTTGGAGAGACACTTGGAAAGATAGCAAACGCTAGGGCAAAGGGGACAGCGGCATATCTTGAAGGGATTATCGGCACGCTTATGTCTCTTTACTCGAAAGCAAATAGCTTTGCCATGATAACGGGCGACCTCAAAGAAGAGATCCGCCAGTCATTAACAAAGGAACTTTCCGGCGTTCAGAAAAGGATTGATTCAAACGCGCCTTTTGACGGCGATGAAATCAAACTTGGGTCACTGAAAAGGCAAGTCGGAAATATAGATAAAGGTATTGAAAAGCCCTACTTGTGCATCTTTGGGCTGACCACGCCAGAACGATTTAGTGACCTTATGGATTTCGATATGGCCACAAATGGCTTTATGGGGCGCTCTTTAATATTTAGGGAGCGTGAAGATAACCCAAAAAGCAAGCCACGTAACAGGATACAAAAAGACCCTATACCAAACGACATAGCAGCCACCCTGATGCAGCTTTACGCGCCAGGGCGTTCGGAACTATTTGACAGGGTAGAGTGCATTGGCGACCAAGTAAGCGTCCCGACAAGGGACGACGCGAGAGAAAAGCTTGATGAAATAGAGCACGCTTTTTATGAAATGGCAGAGACTGCAAAGAATAAAACAGGGCTAACGGCTATCCCAAGGCGCGGTTATGAGCAGGTGGCCAAGGTGTCCATGATATTGGCTATACCTAGCGGGCTTCGCACTGTTGAGCATGTCATGTGGGCTTATGCACTTGTTAAACGCGACGTTGACGAAAAGATGAAACTGGCCTACTCAAACAGCGCAACGGATAAGCAAGACGCGCTTGCAAGTATGGTAATGAGCCACGTCACCGATGACCATGGAGAGACGGCTGGAAGGCTTAGAAACAAGTGCCGCAGTTACAGAAAAGAGGACGTTGATACCGTAGTTGAAAAGCTAGTAAAAGGCGGATATTTGAGAGAAGAGGAAACCACTTTCGGAAAAGGAAGGAAAACAAAAAAATACTTTGCTGTTAGTGTTTGACATCGTGCCGTTTTAGATTGTATAGTGTTTGTGAGCTGCAACCTGTAGCAGCCAATTAAACCCAATGAGGAAGATCATTATGAGCAGCATCCTTTCACTGGCTAAAAAGCCAGAAAACCGCCCCATAATTTGCACCATTACTGGTGACGCCGGTATCGGTAAAACTCGACTAGCTGGCACGTTCCCAAGCCCTGTATTTATTCGCTCAGAGGACGGCATGCAATCTATACCCGAAGCCGACCGGCCTGAAGCGTTCCCTATTGTTCAAGATCCTAAAGCCTTATGGGATCAGCTAACTTCGCTTATCAATGAAGATCACCAGTGGAAGACTGTTGTGATTGATTCCATTACTGCATTAGAGCGCTTGTTTATACAGCACGTTGTTGATAGCGACCCTAAGAAGCCACGCAGCATCAACCAGGCTTTAGGCGGGTATGGCGCTGGACTGTCTGCGGTTGCCGCTATGCATCAGCGTGTAAGGAAGGCGGCGGGCATGTTAAGCGCCAAGGGTATCCACGTTGTATTTATCGCCCACGCCGATACCGTCACCATCGAACTTCCAGATCAAGATCCGTACACCCGCTATGATCTACGCCTTGGCAAGCGAAGCACTGCGCCTTATGTGGATGATGTTGACCTGGTTGGTTACTTGAAGCTTGAGACATTTACCACAGGCGATGGAGAGCGAAAGAAGGCAATTTCAGACGGCACAAGGGTTCTGATTACGTACACGACTGCGGCCAACATATCCAAAAACCGATACGGGATAACGGACGAACTGGCAGTGCCAGAAGGCACAAACCCATTGATTGAATTTGTACCAACACTTAAAGGAGAAGTGAAATGAGCTTTTTTAACTTTGATGAAAAGATCGACGGAAG